TCATGGTGCAGCCTCGTAGATGTCGGTGTCAATGGTCTTGCTGCCTCGGAAGTCGGTCGCCAGCTGCCAGTCCTTGCCCTGCTTGGTGATGGACGATCCGACCTGCAGCCACTTCAGGCCCTCGATGCCGAACGTCTCCGGGGGCGTGCGAATCATGCCGTCGTAGGCCATAGTCCTCTCCAGCCTGGACTTGCGGCCGGTGTAGATGACGTGGACAACGGGCAGGAACGCGAGGTAGGATTCGACGCCGGGCTTGGTGGCCGCCTGATACACGCGCCAGCCTTCCTGGGGCTTGGTTCCGGGTTTGGCCCATGCGCACTTGCCGGCGTAGAACTCCTCGATCACGGTATCCGTGACCGTGGTGACCCAACCGAGGGTCTCGTCCTGGCCCTGCATGTGCAGGTCGTGGTTCCAGATCGTCCGGTAGTTGGGATGCTGAGCGATGGGCACGTCGACAGCGTCGTTGCTGATCGTGCAGATGGCACTGGCTCCTCCGCCCAGCGTAATCAGGGTGCCGTCGTTGCCGCTAGTGTGGTACTCGACTTCTACTTCGAACAGGTCGATCCCCACGGGGGTCACCTTCCGCTTGCGCAGCACAAGGTCGGTGAAGGCGGAAAACAGGGGATAGCGGCCGTCGTAGAAAGCGGTCCAGTAGTCGGGCAAGACGGGGTTGCGCTCGTGCCACGCGACGGTCAGCGTCTCGTCGCCTTCCTGGCCGTCCAGTCGTGGGTATCCGTGCCGGGGAATATAGTTGATTTCGCAGATCTGGATCATGGCTCGTAGATGTACCGGTAGACAGCCTGATAGGGAGGTGCAGCGTTGATGAAATACGTGGGGCGCCCGGCAGCGTCCGTGCTGATCATCCCGAGCGGGAACGACCAGTCGTACCCGGACGCGCTGAACGCCATAGTCGGCGACCCGCCCCATGCTCCAACAGCGTAGATTCGTGCGTAGGCGGAATTGACGGGAACAAGCAAATCAGGCGCTGGTGTCAGAAGCGTCTGGTCCCTCCAGGAAAGGCGACGATACGTTTCGTCGTAGGTCATTGGGGGCAGCGGGTCGTCCAATCGCACCGCATTGGACGGAGGAATTAGCCAACGCGCCGAAATCGGAGCGTCGCCCGCCGCCCGCCCCGCCACCTCGGCGACGGCGATGACCCGGCCATGCTGCTCCAACGCCCCCAAGATAGTGAACGAGTACATCGTCTCCTGAGCGTCGTCGGAAACAGCCGTGACCGCCGCGTCAGACGATCCGCCGCAATCCGTAGCCACCCAACACAAACGCTTGGTACCAATCAAATCCGAACGGAAGAAGAACACCAGCCGCACACAGGCTGTGGTGTCGATCGTCACCTCGTACACACCTCGCTCAAGCCCGATGCCACCATTGGACGTCAACACCGAATTTCGTTGCAGAACATGCAGCGTCGCGCCGTCGCTTCCGAGTGCCAACGCGGGCCGCGACACGGTGTAGTCTCCGACCCACAAAACGCACGGCTGACGGCCGGAATCCCCGCCCCGCCAGAGAATCCGCGCCACGCCCCACGTGTCGCTGCTGAGCACCGTCGATTCGTACGTGCTGCCGACATAGCGGGCAAACTGGTCGCCCACATCGCGAATGTAGACATGGCTGCACGCGATGCCGTTGAGCATGGCCCAGCCATGCTGGCCGGCGGCAAGTTCGGAAACCAGGACGGCCGCCAGCCCGTCCTCGGTTGGGTTGGCAATGGTCCACACTACGGCAGACGAATACTCGGGCGACCAATTGGACGATTCCGGAGGTTCCCCGGCGTACAGCGTGCCCAACCAAACCGCATCGTACTGGTGGTAGGCGGTGGTCGTCGGGTTGTACACTCGGATCAAGGTGGGGTTCGGGGGCGGCATGTAGTCCAGCAATCCATCGACCACGCTCATCTTGCCATCGGTTTGCCGCAACGTGCGCCCGTCGGCTTGCGGATGCGACATGGCCCAGTCGACGCAACGGAGGAGCTGCTGCACCCAAGATGCCGCCAGGACATCGGCGTCGCTCGTTGGTTTGGTGGGGAGCTGTGGTTTCACTATGCGAGCCTATAGGACGTTGAGGGGGTGACTTGCACGGCGGCCAGGATCTGCTTCAGCAGCGAGTTCCGCTCGGCATCGATTGCAGGGACAGCGGCAGAGGAAATGCTGGCTTTGCCGGCGGCCGCGCCAATCGCACCGCGCCCGGCGCGGGCGACCGCAGCGCCGGCGGAAATCGCGGAGCCGTCGGCTTGGGGGACAATCGGGATCCGGAAATTGTACAAGCCGATCTTCGTCAGCTCGTCCAGATTTGGCTTCTCGACCGAAGTCTTGATCTTCACGGTGTCCGGCTGCGGAATCTCGGGCTTGCCAATGCTGGGGATTTCCTCGCCCACGCCGTCGGCGCGATCCTTGATGCCAGCCTTAACCGTCGCCCGGAACTTCTCGGCTCCGGCCCGGAACTTGGCCGTGGCCGCGTCCACGCGGTCGGTCATGGCCTGATCGGAGTCAAGCGCCTTGTTCAGATTGCCGCCCGCCCACCCTTTGGCCGCATCCGCCATCATCTGCTTGGACGAATCGCGCCAGATACGCAATCCTTCGAGGTCGGTGTCGAAATCGACCTTCAGAGGGTCCTTGCCAATGAGGGCGCGGGCCTTGTTCACCGCCGCGACCATACCGCGCATGGCGGTTCCCGCGACTTCCAAAATCTTGATGAACACGCCCGTGACCACGTACTGGATACCGTTGAACATCATGGTCGCGCCATCGCGCAGCTGTCGGAAGGCCAAGAGGCCGGCCAGGTAGAAGCGGTTGAGCCAGACGAGCACGGTGCCAAACGTCTCGACGCCCCGCACTCCGAAGTCGACCAGCCAGTCGACGGCATCGCCGCTCTGCGCCAGCTCGCCGAGCTTGTCCACCCACTTCATGAGCCAATCCAGACCGGCTTGCAGGGCGGGGGAGAGCTGTTCGCCGATCGTGGCGGCCGTGAGCTTGAGCTTGCCGATGATCGTGGACCATTTGCCGCCGACCATCTGGCTCTGCTTCTCCATCATGTTCGCGAACATGCCACCTTCGGCGGACATGCTGGAAAAGGCGCTGACAATCACAGCGGAGCTGAGCTTCCCCTTCTCGGCCATCTTGTAGATCTCGCCGCCGGACACGCCATACTGCGCGGCGAGCGTCTTGATGATGGGGATGCCGGCCTCGGTCATCTGGTTGAGAATCTCGGTATCGGCCTTGCCTTTGGCCATGACCTTGCCGATGATCTGGCTCAGCTCGCCCAGGGGCTTGCCGGTGCCGGCGGACACGTCGCCGATCTGCTTGAGCAGGCCCATCAGGTCCTGGGCCTCGACGCCGAACGCCATGAGGGTCTTGCCCGCGCCGATGACTTCGGTCGTGTCGAAGGGGGTGACGTTCGCGAAGTCGGCGAGTTTGGCCAGTACGGCATTGCCCGCCTTGACGCTCCCCAGCATGGTCTGGAACGACAGGCGCGTCTGTTCCATGTCCGCGCCGAGCTTGACAATGGCCACGCTTGCCACGGTCGCGCCGGCCAGGATCGCCGCACCGCCCCATTTGACCGTGGTCATACCGATGGAGGCCAGCTTGTGCAGCGTCTTGTCCGCGAGTCTGCCGAGGCTCTGCAGGGCGGCCGTCGCGCCAGCCGTGACCACGCGGGCGATGCCGCGCGGGGAGAGCTTCTTCTTCGCCGCCAGAGCCTGCCGGCCGAGCCGCTGGAGACTCCCCAACGCCTGAGAGGCGTTGATCGTGGCCGTGCCGGATATGTCCGGCCGCTGTCGGGACATCCCGTCGAGAGACGAATCGACCTTGCGCAGGTCGCGCAGGCTCTGTTCGACGTCGGCTCTCAGTTTGATGGCGAGGACATCAGCCACGGGTGGATTCCCACTTCTGTTTCATCAGGCGTTGCAGTTCGGCGGTTTCGGGCAGGAGGGGCAGTTCGCGGACCGGGTTGTGCCCGTAGTAGCCGGAGATCCGGAACAGGTATTCCTGGAGGCGGCCCCAGGGCAGCGCGAAGATGCGGTCCTCGTCCCAGTGATAGGTGACCGCCAGCGCATGGACTATTTCGGCCCACCAGCCGGGCTCGCGGGTGCGTTTCCCTCGGCGCTCTCTTCCTCGCCGGCTGGCGTCGATACAAGCGGCTGCCAGAGCTGCTCGTAGGCATCGTTCACGGTTGCGACGGTCACCTCGAAGTCGATCAGCCGGTCGTAGCTGAGCTGGACGACCGTGCCCTTGTCGATGGCGGGCATAAGGATGTTGCGCACCTCGGCCTGCGGCATGGTGATTGCGGCGACCAAGCAGGCCGCGAAATCGATCAGGCTCGCGCTGCATTCCGGGGCCGACTGCAGGCGGTTGAAAAACCACACGTGCGCCAGCGTCGGCCGGAAGAACCGCACGCCGCCGATCTCGACCACGTCCGGGGCATCTTCCGAGCCGACGGCCTGCGCATCGCGCGCGGCGCGTTCGGTCTTGAGCTGCTCGGCGATCTGCAGATCGATCTCGCCCGGTTTCGGTTGCCGCTTCTTGGGGTTTCGTGCGCTCTTGCTGCTCATGGTCTTTCCTAGTACCGTTTGTGGCTGCTAGCTCGTGACTAGGTTCGGATACACGTAGCCATCGACCTTCCAGCTTTGGATATCGCCCTTCTTGCTCGCCAATTCGGCGTTGTCCACGCGGATCGTATTGCCGTCGACCGTGATCTCCGATCCCGGCTTCACCGCCGTCAGCGTGTCTCCGGTCAGCGGCGTGAAGGTAGCCGAGACCTTCTGGCGCAAGTCGGCATAGATGAGTCCGACCGTGTCGCCGGCACCGTTCTTGATTTCCTTCTTGTCGCCGGCCTCCTCGGTCACCGTCACGTCTTCGAGGATGCCGTACGAGGCATCGTCCGTGGTGCCGTACTGGAGGACAGCCTGTCCTGCGAGGGTGGGTCCAGCCATGATCGTTACTCCTGTACCTGTACAAGTCTGGCGACCTCGGTCGCCGTGAGTTCGAGGACGAAGGATGCGGCCTTCTCGTCGAGCGAGAGCGGCCGCCAATCGTCCAGTTCGTAGTCCACCCCGTTGATCGCCTTGAACACGGGGGCCTGACCGTCCGCGATGACCGGCAGAAACGGAGCCGCTGCCGCCTCGGCCAGGGTCCAGACCGAGTTGCTCTTGTCATCGAACTGCGCCTTGAAGGGGGCAAAGACGACAATGGCGACCGTGAACTCGCGCTTGAGCGCGTGTCCGGTCCAGTCGCCGTTAGCGATGCAGATCACGGCCGCCGGGGAGGTCGGGATCGTCTTGATGTACTCGCGCAGCTGGGTGTAGCTGTCGATGGCCAACGAGGCCGTGTGTCGGAACGCATTGGTCGCGGCGACCACAGTCCGTACATCCTCGGCCACGTCTGACAATGGGCGGTAGCCGATCATGATTGTTGCCTCCCGATGTTCTTCTCGGCGATCGTCACGCCCAGAGCTTCGACTTCGCCGGCTGTGGGCCACCAGGGCTCGGCCTTTTGGTTGACCTCGCGCACGAGGACGAAGAGCGGGTGGAACCGCGAGCCATCGTCATACCCGAGCACGGCCTTGCCGGACTTTCCCTCGACCCGGAACAGGTCGCGGTGCCCTCCGGAGAGCTCGCTGGCGCGCTTCCCCTGCGCCTCCGGGGCGATGGGGATGGTGAGGAACTTCGCCTTGGTGGCGCGGATCTTGCCGCCAAACTGCTTGTGGATCGCGAGCGGGCTCCGGGTCCGGACCACGAATGCGTCGCCGGACACCGACTCGATCTCGACCGAGACCGCGATGTCCCGCTCCCAGAACCCGCCGCCGGAGCCGTGTGCAACAGCGCTGCGCCGGGCCATGGACGCCGTCTTGCTCGCCCACTCCGCGACAAAACGGCTGCGGTTGGTGAGCGTTCCGATCAGCGCCTTGAGCTGTGGGCTCACCTGGCTCGCATCGACGTGGGTATGGACCTGGAAGTTCGCCACTGCTACCAGCCCGCCAGTTTGGTCTTGGTCATGATCGGGGTGTCGCCCTGGACCAGGGCGGCGGATGCCGCCCCGTCCGTGGGGTTCTCGATGGGATCGGCGGCCAGGCTTTGCGTGCCTTCGGCATACTCCGCCAGCCGCTTGCGGATGGCCGAGCAACGCTCGACCAGGTTCTTCGGGGGCTCGGCCATGGCCGACCGCCCCCAGGCCAGCTCCGCCGTCAGTGCCAGGCACCAGGTGCGGAGCATGGGGAGCACCGTCGAGCGACTGACCGGCACCGCATACCGGCACCCCAACGCCCCGTCGATCTCGGCGGAAGCCGCTTCCAGATCGTCCGTGGCCAGCTCCGTCGACGTCGTGTCGTCGCCGTCTTCGACGTAGTAGAGCTCGTCGTAGGTGTCGTGCAGATACCGGTTCAGTTGCTCGACGGTTGCGTACATGGTGGTTGGTCCGTGGTCTGTGGCTAAAGAACACCGCCATAGGCAAGGTGGAAGAAGGTCGGAGCGGCGGCGGCACGGCCGGAGGCCATGATCTTGACCTCGCCCTCTTCCTCGATCTTCTCGGGGTCGGTGGTCATGCGGACCTGCGGCTCCTTGCGGCGCTGGAGGACGGCCGGCTTGATCGGCTTCGAGCAGTCCAGCAGGCACCAGTAGTCGTCATAGTCGCCGACGAAATCCGGGACCTGGACGGGGATGACCTTCTTGTAGTTTCGGTTCTTGACCGCGCCGCCCACGTAGGTGGAGGAATCGGCCGCGAGGGTCGGGTTCACGACATAGTCGTTGTTGATGAGGTCGAAGACCGTGCCTTCGAGCTTCTGCCCGTAGAGCAGATGCGTGAACTGCGTGCGGCAGGGCTTGCCGTTGCTGAACAGCCACGCGGCCGCCGCCGTGAACGCCGCCTCGAAGGAGGTCTTGCTCAGGGCGTCGGTGACCAGGTTGCTGATGGTGTTCTTGCCGTACTTGTGCGTCGTGGAGAAGAGGACCTTCCCATCCCAGGCCTTGACCCGGTTGGTGAAGACCTCGACCAGCAGCTCGTAGAGCTGGATCGGCCAGCCGGCAGCGAGCATCGGTAGCATCCCGGCGAACACGCCGTATGTGTCGTCGCGGATGTTGTCCTCCGGAATGGCCAGGGACAGCTCGAACTTCCGGTTGGGGACCTCGTAGAGCTGGCCTTTCAGGTCCTGGAACTGGCGGTCGCCGACCCACTCTTTGAAACCGGGCACGGTTTCCAGCCAGGGGTAGATGTTGGCATAGCCGGTGGAGGGCATCGGCGTGGTCGCGAAGCCGAGATCGATGGGCGGCTTTTGGTCCATCCCGCTCTGGAAGCCGGAATGAACCGTTTTGAACAATTCGCCAAGGGCGGTTCGATTGAGAAGCATGGCGTAGGTCCTTCGTTTTGGCTGCAGCCGGGGCGGCGCGTGTTGCCCGCCCCGACATGGCTAGTGGCTAGGCGTCGTTCTTCACCCAGCTCGTGACGTCGCCGGGATACGGGTTGTCGATCATCCAATTGGTGTCGTCCACGGCGCGGAGCCAGAGGATGTCGCTGATGGCATCGACCGTGTTGTCGATCTTCTTCGCGGCGGCGGAGAGGCCGTCGCTTCCCTGGACCTTGTCGCCGGTGGCGGCCTGGACGGAGACGTCATAGCCAGCGCCGGCATTGCCGCGCTGGACGCCGATCCGCATGCCGGCCACGGCGCTGGGCAGCGTGATGGTGGCGAGCGAAGACTTCTGGACGTTGAAGAACGTCCGGCCCTCAAAAGCGATGGCGGCCGTGCAGGCGTAGTCGTCGGTCTTCGCAACCCGCTTCACGGGGCGGCGTTCCCAAGCGGCGGCCAGGGCGGCCGGGCGCTGATTCACCCAAACGCCGTTGTCGTCGACGTCGTAGACCAGCCCGGCGGGGACCAGGTTGGTGGACCAACCGGCGACGGTGTTGTCGTCCGCCACGTAGCAGACCTGGCCGATGGCGGAACGCGGCACGGGGTAGGTGGCGCTGTTGGCGTACTGGAAGATGCCCTGCTCGATGGCGGTCTCCAGGCCGTCGTCGGCGTTGTCCAGGCCAAGCGGGCAACGCCCGAGGACCTTCAGCCCGGCCGTGTCGGCGGCGGGCTGGGCCTCGTCGGCGTAGTCCACGGCCAGCATCGCGCCGGCGTAGAGCACGGCGGCGTTGAGGACCGTGAGTTTGGCCGCCAGGAAGCGGGGGAACTTGATCTCCGGGGTGGAGATGTCGGCGGTTGCGGCAGTCATAGGTTAGACTCCTTGCTCGGTGGTTGTCTAGGCGGTGACGGTCTTCTGCCGCGCCTGCCAATCCTTCTCGACCTGCTTGGGATCGAGCCCGCAGTTCCGGGCGATCTCGACGCCCAGAGCCGACAGCGTGGTCGTGCTCTCGGTGCGGCTTTCGCCCCCGCCGGTTGCCTGCGAAACGGGAACCACGGAGCCCTTGGGGGTCTTGTCGAGGTAGCCGAAGAGGACGTCCAGGGCGACGGTCTTGGCCCAGTCCTGCTGGGCGTTCGAAAGGCGGCCGTCGGCCAGGGCCTCGTCGATCAGGGCAGTGCGCTTGCCGTCTTCGGTCTGCCGCCGGAGTTCGGCGACCTGGGTGGAGAGCGCGGTCACCGTGTCCGCGCTTTGCTTGGCCGCGAGAATCGCGCCCTCGATCTGACCGAGGGGAGCGTCGGCCGTAAGGCCGAGGGCGGTGATCGCTTTGGTGCGGAACTCCTCGAGGGCGGTCTTCCCGTCGAGCAGTTCCCGGACCTTGGCTTCGGCGTCCTTTTCGGGCGCTTCGGCGGCGAGTCCGAGGAGAGTGAGGACAGTCTTCATGTTGCACTCCTTGGTTTCTGTTTCGCCGGGGTCGCCCGGCAGGTCGAACGCTTGCGAGGCCGCCACCAACTCCTGGCAGTGGTCCGTCGCGGGAAGATTGGTGAGGGCGAAGTTCACAAACCCGGCCACCCGGCCGTCCTCATCCTGGCCGAAGGCGGGGCTGGTGTAGCGGTATTCGCCGGCGGCAATCATGGCCGCCGCCGTCTTGGTCCATTCCACCTCCGCCTCGAGGCCTGCGTCGGTCAGGCGCAGCGCCTTGATCCAGCCACTGGCCGGGGCGGGCTTGCCGTTGACCTTGGTCAGGAGCATCTGGTGCTCGTAGTCGGCCGGGATCTCGTTCCCCCGTCGCTCGAACTCGGCGATGATCCGCTCGCCGGCCGCCCGGTCGAAGAGGTAGAACCCACGGCCACCGCTCAAGAGCGTGAACTCCTGGCGACCGTACTTGAACAGCAGCACGCGCCCGGCTGCCGCCGCCTCGTCGATCAGTGCCGTAAGTGCCTGGATGCTATTGCGCTTCATGCTTGCATTTTCCTTGTGGTCGTGGCATGTTGATCGGTACAGGAGCCCCGCGCGCCGAACGGCTGGCCATCGAGTCCCGTAGTGTGTGCGGGGTTTCTCACGTCTAGGCCTCCTCGTCTTCGGCTGGCGCGGTCACGGCCCGCAAGCACACTTGCTGGTCTGTGTAGTCATCATCGGCACGGTGCCAGGACAGCATCTCGGCTTGGCCGCCCCGGATCTCGAGCACGCACATGGCGCGGGTGCGGCGGTTGTAGCCGCCGATCCTGCGCGTGACTGCCCCGCCGCGCCCCGGAATCATCCCCATGGTAAGCAGAGATTGACCGTCCCCGAACGCCTCGGTCACCAGGGCCATGGTCTCGGCCGCGTCTACAAACACCTCCTTGTGGTGGAAGTAGCAGTGCTTGATGCCAATACGCCGAGACCCGCGCCCAAGCACGATGTCCAGCGACTCGCCGGGAAGCCCGAGACGGCGCAGGTTCGCCGCATCGATCGCGCCCAGCACGCGCCCGGAATCGGGCACGGAGTCCAGCAGCGATGGGGGCGGGTTGCGCGACGACAAGCCCGCCGCTTCCCAACCCTGGTTCACAGCCTCGAACTGGCCGGACGGGGGCATGTTGTCAGGATCGAACCCGGCTCTTGTGGCCAGCTGGCGCACATCATCTGTGCCTTTGCGCATGGCCTGGTCAAGGCCGTTCGCACCCGGAAGAGCCACGCCAGCCGCACCCGCTTCGGGTTCGGAGGCCACGAACATCATGGGGCTGTTTGTGTTTTGAATCAGGCGTTCCATGTCCTGGACAAGCCGCTCGCGATAGGGCTCGTGCAGCCGCCCCAGGTCATTGACCTGGAACGCGGCCGAGCTGTCGAACTGGTAGCCGCTCTCGGACGGGGGAACGGGGATCTTGCTGCCGTCCGGGGCGGTGACCGTCCAGTTGCCGTCCGGGTCCTGAACAGCCGTGGCCACGCCGCCGAATTCCTCGGCGTCCTCGGCGTCCCATACGGGCGCGATCGTGCAGCCGCACTGGAACTCAAGCGGGGGCGTGTGCTCGGCCCAGAACGGATCGGTGGCGGGCAGCACGATGTTGTAGTACCGCTTGTGGGAATCCCGCCTGTTCTGCTTCCAGGAGGGAACGTATTGCTGGTACGGCACGCCGAGGCGTAGGATCTCGGACCGCTTGCCGATGGCGTCGGCCATGAGCTTGTTCTGATCCAGGATCAGGTTCAGCCGGGCGGTGGACGCCAGGTTGCTGACGCTGTGATCGGTGTCGTCGTCATCGGTGATCGCGCCATCCGGCAGGTAGCCCTGTGTCCGGAGGAAGTCCTTCAGCTGCGCCCGCGCGCTGGCCTTGTCGGTCTGGCCCAGCGTGTACTCGTCGGACACCTTCCGCAGCCGATCCAGGACGCGCGTCTGCGCAACCCGGGCTGAGAAGAAACAGTGTGTCCGGACACTGCTCTTGAACTGCTCGCTGGCCACGATCTGGCCGTGCGACATCACGGTCACGACGCCTACGCGCGACTCGACCCAGTCCTGTTTCGCATTGATCCGGCTATCGGCCACGCTGTACCCCCCTGGCGGCGGCCTCGGTCGTGGCAACGGTCTCCTTGGCCAGCCAGTCAGCGATGCGATCGGCGTCGCCGCCAAACAGGTCGAGCAGCGTCTCGGGAGAGGACTGCAGCGTGGCGAGCAGCTGCTCGAACTGGGCGTCGTCATCCACCATCCCGCCTAGCGCATTCGCGAACTCCGGGAAGGGGTCGGCGGCCACGTCCTGGGGCAGCTCCATGCCAGCGATTGCGGCGAGCATGCGCAGCGCCTGGTCGTCGTCCACCTTGTTGGAGGTCCAGAGCCGATCCAGCATCCGCGCTGCGCCATCCTTCCAGGACCCGCCGGCAGACAGCATGCGCAGGGCCTGCACGGCCTTTGCATCGCCCGTGCCGTCCTGCTGCAGAGTGCTCGGGCGGCGAACGCCCTGGGTACGCTGCCAGAAGGCACTCGCCTCTTTAGGCATGGGCGGCAGGCCAAGCTCTTCTCGCACAATCACCTCGATGTCGGCGGTGGGGGTCAGAACACCGGCCTCGATGGCGCTACCCATGGCATCGTAGCGCGCTTTCTGCTCCTCCGCAGCCGCCTTGCCGTCTTCCGGCGGCTCGTAGTCCATGCGGAAGCGAAGGGCCGGGCCGCCATTGTAGCGGGTCCAGAGCGCGAGCAGGCGGTTCATGGTCGCCTCGATGGCGCGGCAGTCGGCCTCCAGGATGTCCTGGCGGACCTGGCTTTGGGCGCTGTCGTTGCTCCACCCACCCCCGTCGCCGGCGGTGGCGGTCTGGCCGAGGACCACCTTCGTGATCGCCGCGCCCATGTACTCGAGGAGTTTCCAGTAGACCTCGCCGATGTTCTTGGATTCGAGCAGCTCCAGCTCGACGTTCTTCGAGAACACCCCGCCGCCATTCGGGCCGAAGTTCCGGATCAGCCGCTGGATGAGCGTGCGGTCCTTTTCCCAGGCGGCTTGGTCGAGACGGCCGACAATGAAGGGCATCCCATGGCGCTCGACGAAGCCGAGCATGTTCTTGGCCCCGGAGTTGGCGAAACAGTGCAGCCAGACCAACGGTCTGATGAGCCCCCCGCGCGCCGGGTCGCCGGCGTGCGGCATGTGGCGGTGCACGATGAAACGCTCGGGATCGAGGGGCACCGGTTGCCCCTCGTTGCTCGCCACCAGGAGCGGCGCGAACACGTCCTCGGAATCCGGCCCGTGCTGGAACGTGAAGTGCCGCTGCTGGATCGGCCGGAACCCGGCCAGCGAACCGCCTGCTCCCCAGCGGATCTCCGCCACCGAGAAGCCCGGCATCAGGGCGTCGGCCAGGCAGAACAGCAGCCCGTCGATCCCGGCGGCCGTCAGTTCCAGCGCCGCGCCGTCCTCGATCTCGTTGCCCTTGTCGTCCTCGATGCGCCAGTCCACGCCCAGGATCGCGTTGCGCCGGGTCTGGATGGCGTGATAGACATCCCAGTTCTTTTCCAGAATCTCGCTGGCCAGGCGGCACTGCTCGGCGCTGTCGCCGACGTTCGCTTGGCGCATGATCCGGTCGCACTTCTCTGGCGTGAGATCGCGCGAGGCGCTCTCCCCGTCCCGGTCGTTCGGCTCCGACTTGGTGAGAGGCTGCTTCTTGGATTTGAACCAGTTGAAGATCATCAGTAGCCGTACCCCCCTGCGGTTTCGTATGCGCCAGCCATGCCCCGGCGGGCATACTCGGCATCGTCATCGTCCAGCCCGGATCCCCGCCGCTTGATCGCCTCGCCGAACACGGGGCCACTGCTGTCGCCGAGAGCCATCTGGCGGGCGTACTTGGCCAGCGCGCAGCTCCAGGCGATGTCCGCGTGGGAGTCGGGTAGCAGGCGGTTGGCGCGCTCGGTGTAGGTCATGCGCTTGCCCACGGTCAATGCCTTCTCGATGCACATCAGGTCGGCGGCGATCTCGCGGTGCTCGGCCGGGATGAGCTGCAGGCCCTTCTCGAAAGCCTCCACCATCAGCCCGCCCAGCTCGCCCTTCTTGCTGGAGAAGTTGACGCCCTCGAAGACTTTGCGATCTGGATAGCTGGGGTTGTTGAACCGGTCTTCCAGGTTCTCGCACGTCTGCCCGCCGGAACCCGTGCTGTCGCCCGCGCCATGGAGGCCAACTGTGCGATAGCCCTGCGCAATGAACTCCTCCATGGAGTTGTACTTGCAGCCGTGGAACGTGATGCAGCCGACCTGGCGGGCCGTGTCGCTCGCCCCTTCCAGCTTGTCGATCCAGATCGAGGCCAGGTCGATGTGCCGGGCCACGTCGTAGCCGAACGCGTACCGGAGATCGCCGAACTCGTCGGCCAGTTCGCGCCAGATGTTCCGGTCCAGAGCGGCCTGCACGCAGGGGTCGATCCGGTCGCCTGACTGCGCGTCTCCCTCGAAGTGCAGGCGGATGATGCCGTAGTCCTGCTTCGCGTCGTTCAGGTCGGCCAGGCTGATCGCCTTGCGCCCGGCGGCATTGCATGGCACGCACATGTACTGGCTCAGCCAGGCGTCCTCCGTGCGGCACTTGGCCCGCTGCTGGGCGAGGAACTCGTCCCTGCTCATCGGCGGCAGCGGCGTCGGGCGGCGCTTGGCGCGGGCCTCGTTGATCTTCTCGACCAGGCCCTGCCGGACGGCGTCCTCGATGGTCGTCTCGTGGAGCGACCAGTTTGCCGGGTTGTTGCCGCCCTTGATCTCGGAAACCAGCACGGCAAAGGGCGTCTCGCTGGAGCCGTCCGCCGCGTAGGCGCTGACGATTTCTAGCTGGCCGCCCCAGTCGATGCAGGGGAGCGCCATATCGATCAGTGTGCCGCTGTCCTGGTGCAGATCAACTTCGTCCAGGAGAATGTCGCCGCCCTTGCCCGCGAAGGCATTTGGGTTGCTGGACAGGCTCACGATGCGGGCCCCGTTCGGGAACGTGACCTGGAAGGCCTGGATGTCCTTGTCCACATTGATGATGTCGAGGTCCTCGATTCCCCGCGCGATCACGTTCGCGGCCTTGCACCAGCGGCGCACGTAAACCTGCACGAACTCGCGGGCGAGTCCCTGGTCGCGGGAGCTGACCCACTGCACGAAGTCCGTTCCCTGGCGCTGCCGCAGGCACTTGGTCACGCACCGGTAGCTGGTGCCGTAGGTGATGCCGCAGCGGCGGGCCTTGGCATCGATCTTCAGCGGGGTCTCGTCGGTGATCCACTCCCACTGGTAGGGGAGGAAGTAGTTCCTGGCGGAGGGCACGCTGGGTTGTGTCGTGGTTGCGGTCATCCCTGCAGCACCTTGTCCATTTCGTCGGCCAGCTTGGCCGTATCCACCTCGCGGTGCCCGGTCTTCTCCTCCAGCGCATCCCGCAACCCCTGGATCTCGGCATGCCGTTCGGCGAGCTGCTTCTGGATCGCGGCGAGTTCGGCCTCGTGGCGGGCCGCGATGGCCTGCAGTTCGGCATCGTGTTCGGCCTTGGCCTCGTCGAGCAGGTCGGCCTGCATGCGGCTGAGGGCGGAGGCGAGGCGGTTGGTGTCGTTGGGTGACAGGTCGCCGTCCTGCAGCTGGGAAACGATGGATCGCAGGCCCAGGTAGCGGGCGGCCTGCACGGCGGATTCGGCGCTGCCGTCCGCATTGATCGCGGACCAGAGGGAGCGGGCTTCGGCCTGCTCGGCATCCCATTTCCGGCGGTGATCGGCGTACCGCCGGTACTCGTCGGAGTCCCGATAGGCCACGATCGTGCTGCCGTAGACCGGCTTTGGCCGGATGCCTTGTTCCCGGCACGCTGCGGCCACGGCCTGGGCGATGTCGGCATTGCCCGCCCCATCGAACATCAGGCCGCACGCGATCTCGCGCACGGACCAGGGCAGGCGGGCCAGGTTGTTGCGTTGCTGGGCCAAGGGTTACTCCGCAAACTCCGAGGCGGCATCGCCCCACAAGTACTCGTGCAGGGATTCCTCGCGGTCGAGCTGGCCGCGCCCCGCAGGCGTCAGGCGCAGGCACGGAGCCCGGCCGGGGCGATAGTCGCGGAGGTAGCCGCGCTCGACCAGCCCGTGGATCGCCCCCGCGACTTCCTTCGGGGTGGTCAGTTGCTGCTCGACGCGCATGGCGATCTTGGGATGGGTGAGCACGTCGCCCATGCCGGCGGTGGCCGGCTCGTAGCTGCGGACCACGTCCAGCAGGACGCGGCGGAAGGTGTAGGTGTGTTCATCCGGCATGATGTGGCCCCTCTTTGTGGCGCTGTAGCGAGCCGTCCAAGTTGCGCAGGTACTGGGCGTTGGCGCGGATATCACTGCCCTGCCCGGCGGTTGTCTCGGCAATGCGGTCGAGCTTGCCGTCCATCTTGTTCAGCTGGCCGGCCATCTGGTCCAGCTTCTGGGAGACGCGGGCCCCGACGTGGCAACCGTCCTTGCCGAGGGATGTGACGGTGTTCTCGATCTTCACCAGAGCCCCTTCCAAGGCAGCCATGCGCCGCTCTTCGAGGTCGTCCAGTCGCCGCTTGATGCGGCCATTGGCCACCACGACGATCAGCGCGCCGACAGTCGTGCCGATCAGCGCGCCGGCGGCGGAGGCAATGATGGTTGTCAAAGCTGGTGTCATGGTTGCGAGTGGTCCGTTGTCAGTGGTCCATGGTCGAATCGATCCAAGTGGGGGGCGTCCCGGTTCGGGAGATGGGCCGAGGCGTGCCCACCGGCACGCCCCCCAGGTTGGAGCTATTCGGCGGGTTCGTCCGTGGTTTTGGGTGGGTCCGTCCCGGACGTGTTTGGCGCTATTGGCGTGGCTGGCTCCGCAGTCGCGGGCGGCGCGGGCTGTCCCGGATCAGGGACGGCGGGCGCGACCACTGGCGGCTGCGGCGTTTCGCCGGAGTTGTCGCTCTGGTTAGCACTCGGGTTGCCGGTCTGGGCGGCGGCCAGGGCCAGATCGGCCAGGGCCTTGACCGGGACGCTCTTGCCCTGCCCGACGCTGATGTCCTCGGCGTACATGGTCATGTTGATGGTGACCGCGTGCAGCTGGTTGGCGGCAGATTCCGGCACGGTCAGGTGTGCGGACATGATCTCGGTCGTGCGGCAGCTGGAAGCCACGGCGGCCAAGAGGCAGGCGAGGAGGATCAGGGCGATGGGGGGGATGATACGGCGCATGGCTAGACTCCTTGGATGTCGCTGTGTTTGCCGGGCCAGCACTGGCCCAACGGCGCGGTGGCCACGATGCTGGCCCCGTTACGGAACGTGATCGAATAGCCCTGCCGACGGGCGGCAGGGCAATGGGACGTAGGGGCGACCGGCTGGTCGCCCTGGGTAGCGGAAGGGCCACGGTCGGGCGCGCAGCAAGAGGGGGACACGCCCGCCGTGGCAAGGCCCATACCGGGGCCAAAAGAGACGGGGATCGCGGAGCCTGGTTTGTCAGGTTGTTGCCGACTGGCCGAGTCGGTATCGATCTTGGTGAGTGTGCTCCGGTCCCCGAAAATGGTGAGATGTGCGACGAGTCTAAAGCGCGAATCCGCCAGGAGCCGCGCGGGATACCAGGCCTCGGGCCAGACGTCCAGATCGTGCAGGCCCAGATCGATGCCCGCGCGCTGCCACCAGTTGATCACGCTGCCCGAGCAGACGTTGCGCTTGCGACTTTGGAAGACGCGCGAGAACGGGGTCTTGCCGCGCAGCTTGCGGAAGCCCCAGGACCACAGCCAGTACAGGGCCAACTCCCGATACGGGTAGCGCACGCCGCGAAGGACGTCCTCGCGGCCCTCGGCGGCGGCCTGCAGGAGTAGGCGGCGGCGCGGGCTTCCGGCCGGGCGGACGATGGCGACCGCGCCCACGCCGCGCATTCGCTCGGGCCAGCCCATGAGCCGGGCGCAGGGGCTGGTCATCTCGACCGTGTACTGCGCGCCGGCCACCATGCCGGCGTGCGTATACGTCGCGGGCGTGGTGATCGCCTGGCAGGCCGGGCAATCCCAGCGCGGGTCCATGGCCTCGATCGGATCGTCCGTGTTCCGGAACAGATCGTCGATCGCACGCTGTTGGATCCGGGCGATGCGGCGCTGAATCCAGGTGGGGGCGGCGTAGCGGTAGAGGATGCAGTCGCCCGGCCAGACCATCCCATCAGCGATCAGATCGGCCAGACGGTCGGCAAGCTCCACATGGCCAGTCATTTGGCGATTGATGTACGTCATGCTACGTTCCTCCCGTGCCATGGAGGCATCACAAAGGGAGACATGCCATGGACTGGACTGCGTCCCTCGCAACAGCCGCAATCGGCACGGCCGCCGGATTCCTTGGTGGCTACCTGCACTGGATTCTCAAGCGGAACTACGTCCGCGACCAGTTGATTGCTGATCGCAGGAACGAGCGCCGCCACCAGGCGATCTTGGAGGCACTGCGGGCCGTCGGGAAGGTGATCGCCAACATGAAGGCCGGATGCCGTGGACCCACGTTTCTTCGCCCCTTCGCCGCTTTCGAAAGCCCCGCCGAGGCCGATGGCAAGACTAGGGATGAGGAGACCTTGGAAACGGCCCTTCATGCTCTTCGACCTCGCCTGAAACAGGCCGAATGGGAGACGCTTATGGAAGCGGCAAATAGACGGGCAGACGACCAGGTGGAAACGGCGCATATCACGAGACTGCGCCAGTTCCTCGCGGACCTTCTGGACTAGACACAAGGCGAGGTTGCCATGGACATCGAGACAATCGCGACCAGTGCGGCCATTGGCACGATCCTTGGCCTTGTGTCGTTCATTGTGCAACAGACCTACGTCCGCCGCAGCCTGTTGGCGGACCGACGGAACGAACGGCGACACCAAGCGGTACTGGAGGCCTTGCGCAGCGTGACGGCACTGCGGGCAACCATTCGCTATATCCCTGCTCTCCGTAGTCTGCAGGATGTTGTGGCTAAGTACGGGAAACCAGACGGCACCCAGGTCCAGGTCGCCGTCGCCCCACAAACGGAGACGCTCCGAACGGCTCTCCATAGCCTGCATGCCCGCATTGAGAACCGGGACGAAGCGGATCAGCTCTCCCGGTTTGTCGGAATCCTCTTCTGTAAGAAAGACGTTCCCGATCGCCAGGAGACGGCGACGACGCTTGATGAGCTGCGCACGTTCTTGCTCCAGCTCCTTGACTAGAAAGAAGCGGCTGAGAACAGAGGATAGGCCATGCAGATACTGAGCGAAGAGGCTTTGGCGGAACGGGCGGCGGTGGCCGCGCCGTTGCATGCGTACATCGATGGCGGCGGGCGTGATCGGGCCGACGTGGAACGGATGGCCGGTGCCATCGAGCAGCTGCTCACGCTCCCGGAACAACATGCCCTCTGCCAACTGACCGAGGCGTACCTGGACAACCCGAGCCACGAGACGGCCACCGCGCTCCGCGCCTGGCTGTCCTGGCTGTAGGAGAAGGCGCGATCCATGGAATGGATGGATCTCGACACCGTGCGTGCGAAGATCGACACAGCCACGCTCAAGCAGCAGTGGGAGCTGCGAACGGAACGCTTGGCTTGCCTCGTTCCCCCCTACCCGGAAGACTACCAGGACGAGATCGACGCCATGGGGCGTTGGATCATCGAGGAGAATTTCGAGCCGGAAGACGCCGAGTGGTGCATCTTGCAGGCCGTGGCCAGCCTGACGGCCTGGGTTCTGGCCGGACCAGAATTCGACATGACTGCCGCCCTCGCCCGAGACGGAGCGGCAATTCAGGGAACGCCCAAGTGGTTCGCTGGCATGATCCTCTACGGAATCCGGCAGTCGAACGACTGGGATATCCGGCTGGATGTGTCGCTGCGCGAAGTGTTCTCGCTCGAGATCTCTCTCGCCGCGAACCATCTTCGTTGGGAGTGCATGAGGAGGGCGGATGCTCTGGTAGCCGCCGAAGAGCGGGAATGGGAAGACCGGCAGTACGCGGAACTGGAACGGCAGGCGAAGCGACGCCGTTCTTTCCGCATCGTGAACCGCCGGAATACCTAGACAGTCGTGGTCGCCACCCTCAGCCGGAGCATCTCCCGGCGCACGGTCGCATAGCACGGGAAGCCCGAACCCCGATGTCTGGGGTTCTCGTACGGCTGGTCGCCGCGCAGCATCTCCATGGCTTCCTGGATGCAGTGTCCCTGCTGCCGAAGCTCCACGATCTGTGACATCAGGGCCGGATTGACGAGCAGCCTCTCGGTCAATGCCTTCATGTCCCTGTCTCCCTGGGATGGGGATGCGGGGGGAGTCCGTAGTCCGTGGTCCGTGGTCCGTGGCAAGGGCGGACGCCCCTCCCAACAACTGACCATTGACGACTGACCACTGACCAACCCGCATCGCCCTGCCTCGTCCGCCGTCCCCGGCTGGTTCTCTTTGAAGGGCCGGGACTTCCGGCCCTGCCGCTCGGGGGGTGTGGCGGGTGATTGCGTATTGTGCGGAGCCCAGCAGGAGGAGCGCTGGGCGGCGTTTGCGGCGTGGCTCATGAAGCAGTGCGGAACAACGGTCGGCTAGGGGGAAATCCCCTTCCTGCGCTCTGCGGTCCCGTGCGTCCATCTGCCCTGCCTCGTTCCCGCCTCCCCGGCTGTTTCTCTGAGGGCCGGAAATCCGGCCCGCCGCGCGGGGGTGTTTGGCGGCGTCGATGCTTACTATGCAAACGAACCGTTTGTAATTCAAACGCGCCAGGGCAAAAAAAAGGCCCCGTCAAACGGGGCGCGGGTGATCTGTAACCTACTGCCAGAGTTTGGCAAACACCACTTTCGCAAGCGCCTCCTCTGCGGAGCACCCCAAGGCCTTCTCCAAGGCCGCTGCCGCATCCACCACCACTTTGTCCTTGGCTATGGCCAAGACTCTCACTATCATTTCCTCCGTGACATTGGGATTGTCTATGGGAGAGGGGTAGTGACTTGGTGTCTCTTCGACACTGCCATATGGGGCGGCACCGTCCGGATATAAGTCCTTGCGTAAGCGCAAGTCGCGAACCTGTTGCATGCGTCTCGCCCCAAGCCGGTAGCGCCCACCTTCGGCATTGCGAAGAGTCGAGGCACTTATCCCAATCAAGCCCGAGAACTCGGCCCGGTTCATGCCGAGCCCCTCCCGGATACTAATGATCTCCGCCGCCTCATCTCGTTTGATGTCGTCGTCGTTCGCCATTTTTTTGTCTGTTATCGTTTGTTTTTCAAACACCTAGCGTTTACTTTTGTCGTGTAGTCAACATGTAGACCTTACAACGCAAACGATGGAGAATCAAACGTGGCAACGGTCAATGAGCAACTTAGACGTCGGACACTGATCCGCGATCGGTTGCACCTGACGCGTACGAGCCAAGCATCGATCGCGCGGAAGGCGGGGGTTACTAGGGGGATGGTTTGCCACGTGATCGCGGGCCGCAAGAGGAACGCACGCGTAGAGCAGGTCATCGCCGACGAAATAGGCATGGGGTATCAAGAACTGTGGGAAGCATGATCATGCAGAAGACGATTGATCGGATTTCGAACCTGCTGGCGAACTTGGCGGACATGAGCGAGATGAACGCGCGCATGCACGCGTGTATTCACAATGAGTTGGAGGAGCTTCGCCAGTATGCGGCCGGCCAGCAGGATCTCCCCCTGAGCGGCACGGCTCCGGCTCCTCAGCCTTGCGATGGTTGTGCGGCCGAGCGCGATGCCCTGCTGGAGCGGGTAGCCTCGCTGGAGACGCAGAACGAAAGCCTGCGTGCGAACATCGAGACCCACGAGGAAGTGAACTCGGCGCACATCGACACGGAACGCGAGCTGCGGGAGGAGGCCGACCAGCTACGCGGGGCGGCGCATGAGGCCCTCACTGCCTTGATGAGCAGCAAGGACCCGGCGGCTGGCAAAGCGTCCAGCATCCTCACCCGTGCCCTGTACCAGGGCACGGCCGCACCCACCGAATAGGCAACCCACGGGGCGTGCGCGTGCGCGTGCGTCTTCTACACGCAATAGGAGGCAAGGCGCCATGAACGCAATCAAGAGACTCCTCGCCGCATTCACAAAGCCATTCCGGCGGGAACGCTGGCGGGCCGACCACCGCAACACCGACTGCCCCGTACCGTGCGCTGGCCCTCGGCTGGTGCCCTACCGCGGGACGGCCAAGGGAGTAGAGCGCCTCTTTGAAGACATGGGGAACGACTACTCCATCGACGCTACTGGGGCTTCGAGAAGCCGAACCTGAGATCCTGCGAGAGCTCGCACTGCGCAATCGCAATCTGGAGAGCAATCACGCCATGAGCATCGGAACCCAACGGATAGTCCTTCTGCGAGTCGATCATGCGGCCAAACTGAGGCAGCGCCGACATCAGCATGTCGATCACGTACAGGTGTTGGAAGTGCAGCAAGTCGCCTCGGAAGAACTCGGCCATGCGCGGCTTTTCGAACGCATGGGCGGCGCAGGATCGGACGACCGCCCTGGCCGTCACGGCGATGCTGAGCTTCCTGTCGAACCCCTGCATCTCGAACAGGCGGGAGCCCTCGGGAATCGCCTCGGGGATCGAGGGGTAGCAGGAACGGACGTCCTTGACGAACTGACGGGTGATCGATTCCACGTTCATGGTCTTCCTCCAGTGTGTGGTTGGCGACGTCGGAATCTAGCGCGATACCCCAACAGCAGCAAGGAGGGCTGAGGGATGGCTGCTGACAACGGAAAGAACGGCATTCCCTACCTCGGAAACGTGCAGGACGAGATCGGTCGCGCGCTGACGCGACCGGGGCTGAAGCGGTGCCCCAATCCGAATTGCGCCGGCGGGAAACCGCTGGCGATGTCGAACGTGAGCGGGGTGGTCTTCAATGTCTGGTGTCGGGCATGCGACATGCAGGGTCCGGCGGGGGACACGGCGGAGCATGCCAGGGACGAGTGGCAGATGCTGCTGCGCGCGTCGTCGACGGGGATGACGCGGGTGTGCGCGTGCTGCGGCGAGGTCCTGGGGATTCGCCCGGCCAGCAACGAGCGACCGGGCTTGACGCATGGAACGTGCATGTCCTGCGCGCGGAGGCTGTACGGCGATCAGATTGCGGACGAGATCCTGCGCGCGATCGAAGAGGATCAGGACCGGGGGGAGGGACAGTCCCCGGAACCACAACCGGAGGCGGCGTCATGATGGGTGTGTATCTGACATGCACGTTGGGGCTGGGCCTCGTTTGGCTGGGGCTGGCGATGGCGGTGGGATTGGCGAAGTCCTGCCGGGAGTTCGCGGGCGCGTGGACGCGGGGCGATGTGGCCTCGGTCGGCGTGATCGCGCTGATCCCGCTGCTGGTGGCGGGCCTCGGTGTGCGGTTGATCCTCTCTTCCTGGGGGGTGGTGTGATGGCTGTCTACGAGTCCATCATGGGACACACCGGGGAGACCGGCCCGGACGAGATTGCGCCCTGCGTCGGGAGCCGACCGGAAGACAAGCGGGCAGAGAGGGAGCACGAGGCCATGCGGATGCGGGTCGGTGCGTTGCCGATCGGGACACGGATCTCCTTCGTGCGGCCGGGCGGCGAGGGCCGACGCGAGGGCGAGATCATTCGGCAGCCGAAGGCGTACAGCTACCACGTCCAGGTGGACGATGGCAAGGGCGATCCTCACCTGGGAGATCCGGGGTTGGCCGTGGTGCTCTGGGCATCGCACGAGGTGCTGGTATTGGCGCTGCCGAAGAAGCAGGTAGCCACGAAAGGCACGAAAGGCACGAAAAGCACGAAGGGGCCCAACGCCCAACGCCCAACGCCCAACGCCCAACGCCCAACGCCCAACGCCCAACGCCCAACGCCCAACGCCCAACGCCCAACGCCCAACGCCCAACGCCCAACGCCCAACGCCCAACGCCCAACGCCCAACATCGAATGGAAGACAAGACCGAAGATGCAGGCGGTAAGCCTGCGCTACCCAAGGAGACGAAGACGATGCGGAAACGACGGACATTCACGGCCACGCAAAGGGTCGCACTGGTGCAGCAGGTCGAGGATCTGAAGGCTGGTGGAAAATCGACGATTGCGGCGTGCGAGGACGTCGACATCGCCGAATCGCAGTACTACGCCTGGAAGCGGGCGACCAAGCAGACGCCGAAGGCCAAGCCCCCGAAGCCCAAGACGGGCGGGGACGCCAGCGCTCCCAGGGAGGAACCGAAGACAGCCGAGAAGGGGAAGCAGGAGCGGACGGTCCAGAAGCTGGCGCGGCAGATCTCGGCGATGGTGATCGAGACGCTGCGGGATCAGCCGGGGCTCGACGTCATGCCTCTGATCGACGAGGCGCGGGCCGACTTCCCGGAGGTGGATCCGGCCGTCCTGGACGAGGCCGGCCGCTGGGCCGGGCATCTCCTTGGGGCGTGGCAGCGGGGGAAGGAAGAGGGGGGGAACGTCGAACGTCGAATGGAAGAGGGGGAGGCAGGCGAGGCTGGCGTGGGGCGGCCTGCAGGGGCCGGTCGCGACGGGGCCGTGCTGGATTGGTTGCGGGATCTGGCGGCGGCGGCGAGTCGTTTGGCGAATCTGCTCGGTGTGCAGAATTTGGAGGATTCGGCGCGGTGAGCACGGTTTGTACGTACACACGGGCGGAGTTGGAGGCGTTGCTGGATGGCCCGCACGATGGCCGGATGCCGGACATGCGCGCCCCTTCCGCTCTGTTGGAGATCGTGGCCCGCCACGCGGAGTCGAGAGGCGAGAGCCTGAGCGAGTTCGTGCGGCGGGCGATGGTCCGGGCGGTGATGGCTGACCAGATCCACGCCAGGGGCGCATTGATCCGGCAGATCCCCACCGAGGATGTGTTCCTGGCTGAGCATCTGATCGGGCATCTGTCGGACACAACTACGAAACACGCGGACGACGCGAAACCGGAAAGGAATTGCCGATGACCGGGTACCTCAAGGACACGCAGACGGAAGCTCTGGACAGGATCTCCAACGCGGTGCATACGATGCCGCCAAAGGAGGCGAGCCGGGCGATTGTCACGATTCTAGCGGAACTGCCGAAGCGGGATCGGGAGGCGAGGATCAAGCGGTTGGCGAGCACGGCGAGGGCCGCGAACGAACGGCTGCAGATGCTGCTCGACATCGGCGACGGCACAGCGGTGAAGACGCAGGCTGAAGCCTGAACTACGAGCGACAGACTACGGACGACTGACCAATGACGACTGACAAGACCAATCTACCGGCGGAGTGGCAGGGGGCGGAGGTGATCCTGGGCGAGGGCTACCCGGCGTTGCCGACGACGCGGGAGGAGAAGATCCAGGCCATCGACCTGTGCATCCAGGCGGGCAGGAAGCTGCGGCATTGGCAGGCGGTTCTGGTGTTCCGGGCGCGGGAGGATTACGGGTCGGCGAGCGAGTTCCATTGTGACATGTCACAACGGTTCGGGTGGGAAAAGACCTATCTCTGCCACCTGTCGGCGGTTGGGGAGATGCTTTGGAGGACGCGGGAGCTGGCGTGTCACAACGTGCTGACGCAAGTGGGGGATGTGAGGAGCCTGTACAAGATCACGCAGATTCCATTGAAGGACCTGCCGAGGTTCTGCTCGCGCAATCCGCGCCTGGGCAAGATGGACCGGGCGGCGATCGACACGGCTGTGAACGAGTTCCTGGGGAAGGGAAACGGACGGAAACGGACGGGGACGGCCGGGGGCGGGAAGCCGCGCCAGCTGGACTTCGAGGATCTGCTGTTCGAGATGGTCGAGAAGACCATCGATGACCGGCAGCACCGGGCACTCGTGGACAGCGACCGGGTGAAGCCGGTATACGCGGCGATCAATGGCCTGGACCTCGTCAAAGTCGCGGCCGAGAAGTGGGCGAGCGCCCAGACGATCGACGAGACGGAACTCGAAGAGACGATCGACGAACTGGACACGCTGCGCGACATGCTCCTGCAGCGTCTGGCCGGGGCATCACAACCCCTAGCACTAGGAGAATAGGCGTTGGGTCTAGCAGCTCTCAAACTCAGGCAACAGGCCGAAGTCGAGGTCAAGACTCGCACCGAGGCGTTGCAGTTCGCCAATGCGGCGCTGGCCCGCCGCGCCCATTCCGGCGATCCTCTCCAGGACTACACACCCGAGGAGCGGAACCGGGCGAAGCGGATCTATGCCATCTGCAAGGAGTACTACGAGCTGCGCCTGCGTGGCGGCATGACGGCGGCCGGGGCGGCCGGGGCCGTGCGCTCGCGGGAGGACCTGTCCAAGAAGCTGCTCGACGAGGGCCGGAAGCTGGTGGCCCGGACGCTGAACGATTGGCTGAAGAAGCTGGGCGGCGACGTTAAGGCCGCGAAGCCGCCGAAGAAGGAACGGATCTACACCCTCTGCCGGGACTATGGCAAGGGCGCGGCGACGCGGATCATGGAGACGCTGTTGCCCGCGGACTTCATGACCTACTTCTGGGAGGCGTACCTCAACCAGAACTCGATGCTGATCTCCCCCGCCTACCGCACGGCCGAGGAGCGCTGCCGCCGGGATGGCATCATCGACATGCCGACCGAGGCACAGGTGCGCTACTGGCTCAAGAGCCGCGTGAACACACGCGTCCTGGCCAAGAACCGGCAGGCGGCGGAGAAGTACCAGAACGGGCTTGGCGGCTACATGATGCGGAACTGGAACTGCGAGGTCGGGGCGGTATGGGTTGGCGACCATCGCATTCTGGACATCTGGGTCAAGGTCGAGACGCCGGAGGGCGACATCATCGCGCAGCGCCCATGGGTTACCGCCTGGATGGACGTCAAGAGCGGGTACATGGTGGCGACTCTGATCTACGTGGATGCCTACCCCAACCACCGCAAGATCCTGGAGGCGCTGTACTACGGCATCATCACCAACGGCATGCGGCCCCCGCTGAAACTCCTGACCGACAACGGCAAGGACTACCTCACGCATGGCGCTCTCCAGGACGCCCGGCTGCAACCGAGCAGCCAGCCGACGCGCGGGCGGAATCGCTATCGGACGCTGGTCGAGGAAACGTTCGCGCCGGTTACCGAGCACAAGCACTCGGTCGTCAAGGAGCTGGGCATCGATGCCGAACTGGCCGACCCGCACAAGGGCAGGCAGAAGCCGGTCGAGCGGCGATTCAGGGACTTCGCCCAGGAGTTCGACCGGCTGTGGCCCGGCTTCACCGGCAACAGCCCGGCCACGCGTCCGGACTACGGCGAGACCTACCGGGGCAACCCGGACACGCTGCCGACATGCGACCAAGTGATCGTCGCCTTCCGGGACTGGCTCGGCAAGTACCATGCCCGCCCGAACGAAAGCCGCATCACAGGGGGCCGCGCCCCGGCCGAACTGTGGGCCGAGCGCGACGAGCTGACGGCCGCGCTGACCGAAGACGAGCTGCAGTGGGCGATGCTCATGCCGCACAACAACGCTCTGCAGGTTCGCCGGGGCCCGAGCGCATGCAACGTCTGGCTGCATGGCTGGCCGTACGCGGGGGCGACCACCGAGGATCAGCTGCTGCTCCGCGAGATGTGGGAGCAGGACATCATGGTCAAGACCAGCTGGGCACCGCCCGAGGACGAGACGTTCCAGTGGGGCAGCCGGACCATGCCGATGCGGGCCTGGGCGTTCCGTCTGGACGGCACGTTCCTGTGCGATCTGTGGGCCGAGAGCGAGATCGATGTCTGGGGCAAGAGCGAGCGCAAGCGCAAGCTGCTCGAAGCCGCGCAGCATCGAATCAAGGCCGTCGAGAAGGCGGACCGGGACGAGGGCAACACGTTGCGCGGCCGGACGCGCGCCCACTTCCCCGCGCGCGCGCTGTACCCACATGGGAAGGGCGACGTGCCGGAGATCGAGGGCGGACCGGCGGTGTCTGCGAGCCTTGTGCAGGGGCCGGGAAAGGGCCGTGCAAAGCGGTTGCAGGCGGGGAACATCGACCATCCAACGTCCAACATCGAAGGGGGAATGGGGGAGCGGGCGGCGGTGGATCCGGCGGCGGTGGCGGAGTTCGCGGCGAAGCTGCGGCGGGCACGGCGGGTGAATGACGACGATGGCGTGGAAGAGGTGACGGCCAGCGATCTGGCCAGCTTCCAGGCAAAGCTGAATAGAGCACGAAACAAAGAGGGCGACGACGATGAGTAAGCAAGGGCGGAACATCAATCTTTCTCTGGCCCAGTTTCAGGGGGCGCTGGAGGCGTACCAGGCCGACGGTCGGGCGGGGGACTGGGAAACGGAGATGCTGGAGTGGTCCTGGGGATATGGCCAGGGCGAGCTGGCGGGCGACCCGGAGGCGATTGCCGAGCAGGTCGGGGTGACATGGCCGACTCTGTACAAGGTATGGGGCGGGACGTACCCGGCGGGGCTGAAGAACATCTGCGAGCAGATCGAGATCTTGAAGCGGCGGGTGGAGGAGAACCGGGTACCGACGTTTGTCGAGACTCCTGTCACGGAACGAATCTGGGAGGCGCTGGACTATGCGCGGGACTACTCCTCTGCGGTACTGATCTGCGGTTCGACCGGGTGCAGCAAGACGGCGACGGCCCTGGAGTGGGCGAGCCAGAACAACCACGGGCGCAGCGTGTATGTGCGGTGCCCGAGCAAGTGCAGCCGGCCGAAGTTCGTGCTGGCCGTCGCCAAGGCGATGGGGATGAGCACGCGGCGGAAGGACACGACGTCCGTCGAGGAGGCGATCAAGAAGGGGATGAACCGACGGAAGATTCTGATCATCGACGAGGCTGGGCATGTGATTCCTGACTCGCGCCGGGCCGGGGAGACGCCGCTGGAGTTCGCGCGCGATCTGCACGACGAGACGGGGTGCGCGGTGGCGATCATCGTTACCGACTGCTATTGGGATTCGATGCGGCACGGGCGGCAGGCGGACGTCTTGGAGCAATGGGTCGGGCGGATTTCCCACCGGGTGATCGTGCCGCCAAAGACGGTCTTTCGCCAGGAGGTCGAGCAGATGATCCGGCTGTATGGCGGGATCGAGCCGACGGCCAGGATCTACAAGATGTGCGCGGCGGTGGCGAAAAGCAACGAGGGGCGGCTGCGGACGCTCTGCGAGGATCTCCGCCAGGCGGCGTGCGTGGCCAAGGAGGATGGTGTGCCCATGCAGGCGCAACACCTGGAGGTCGCGCGGACGCTGCGGGAGAAGGGCGGCAGCTGGGGCGAAGTGGAGGTGGCGTGATGAAGAAGGCGAAGCCGGCAACCAAGGTGAGTTTGGGTCAGCCGGTCACGACGTCGGAGGTGGTGTGCCCGTGCTGCCGGCAGGAGGCCATGGTTTTCTGGCGGGGGCGGGCGAAGATTCACCAAAGGATGCGGGTGGTGGAATGGCTTGCCTGCGGGCATTGCGGCCGGCGGACGGACTCGGAGATTGTGTGCGACGGACCGTATCGGTACGAGCTGGTGCGGAAGGCAAAGGCGCTGGGTGACCGGGGAACCGGGATTCGGCAGGGAGGTGCGTGATGAGTGACGGGGTGACGGGTTTCCTGGCGAGTGGTACGGACGACCAACTGCTCAATTTCCATCTTCGCGTGTGTCTGCTTTTGAACGCCATCGAGCGGCGGGGACAAACGGTCTACTACACCTGTATGATCGAGACCGGGATGGGGCGATCTCCATGGCGCGCACGGTCGGGGTCACGTTGCAGGAACGCTGCGACGAGTCCTGGGAAACGGTTGTCCAGGGGGAACACCCCGGATGGACGCCGGGCGCGGACGAGGAACGGCGGTGTCGGGTTTGCGGCTGCACGGACGAGGACTGCTCTGGCTGCATCGAGCGGACGGGCGAGCCGTGCTATTGGGTCGAAGAAGACCTGTGCAGCGCATGTGTTGGTTCCAGCCCGCAAGCGGCTGGCCAGGATACGGACAAGGAGTAGACGATGCGAGTAGGCAACACAATCGATGCGACGTGCGGGACGTGCGACGACGAGATCCTCTCCGACGAGCCCCGGTATACGTGCCCCAGTTGCAGGACGCTCCACTGCGAACTGTGCTACGAGGTGGGCGGCGGGCGCTGCTGGGAGTGTGACACCGAACTCAACGACGAGCCAGATCAAAAGACGGACGAGGAGTAGATGATGACGGCAGAGGCGACACGGAAGATCACGCGCGAACGGTTCCTGGCATTGTGCCAGACGGTGGTTGGCGCTGACATCGAGATCATTCTGGAGCAAGCCAGGCTCGGGCTGCGGCTGAAGAAGGCCAAGGACAAGTCGGCCGAGAAGGTCGAGGCATTGGCCAACGAGCGCAAGGCGACGATGGCGGAGGCGCTGTTGGCGCTGCTGTGCATGAAGGACGACATGACGTCACGACGGAAAAAGACCGAGGAAGTCGGCAGCGTCTACTTCGGATTCCGCAAGTGCAGCAGTGTGGAGGTATCCGACGAGGCGGCGCTGCGCGCCTGGGCCAAGGATGCCGGTGCAAGTGATGTCCTGGTGATGCCTCCGCCGCCTCCGCCGCCGGTGGCGACGATCAGCAAGACGGCGCTGCGGGCTCGGCTCGATGCGGGCGAGGAGATTCCGGGCGTGGCAATCAGCACGGATTACGAGCCCTTCATCGAGCCCGTGAAGGCACTGAAGGACCTGGCCAAGAAGGGCCAGAGACCGATTCTGAAGTGACCTGTTTCCCGGCGGGGCGTCTGCCGAACGGTCCCGTCATCTGCCTAGTAGGGTGCCGCCTCGCCGGGTTCAATCTCAATGCGGAATGATGGATGGATGGAATAATGGAAAGCAAATCAGTACACATCGACACGTTGCCATACAGCCCGCCAGTCGAGGAACCTGGCTTGCTGTCGCCTCGGGTATCGGAGGATCTCCTTGCGTTGCCTGTATATCGAAGCACCGCGACCGCCGAAGAGCGTCAGTTGAGTCTCGCCAAGGTGCGCGGGCAGCTTTCGGACCTGTCGACCCAGATCGGATACGAGACGCTTGCTGTCAGCTGTGGAAGATGCGGGCACCGGGTTTCCGTCGTCCGTGCGTACAGGTGCCTCTACTGCGGCGTGTGGTTCTGTCGGACCTGTGCGCAGCTTCACTTCGGGATGCGGGTAAGCAGCGGGGATTGATCGATGATCGAGGCAAGGGACATCAAGCGGATCAAGACGGCGCAGCGGGCGGCAGGTATGTCGGATAAGGACTACCGGGCGATGCTGCGAGAGCGGTTCCACGTGGTGAGCTGCAAGGAGCTGGTGGGCACCCAGGTGGGGGAGTGCGTCCACGCGATCAAGGACTCGGTGACGCGGCAGGGGTGGGCACCGGCGCAGCTGGATCGCTTCGACCGCTACCGGCAGTTGATTGGTTGGGATAACGCGCGTGCGCGCGTGGAGGTTCAGGCTGTGACCGGCCGGTTCAACGAGCTTGCCCCGACGTTGACGAATGCGGACTTCGACCGCGTGATGCAGGTGATGGAGCAGGCCCTGGAGGCGCACATCCGGGAGACCGGCGGTGCGTGGCCACCAGGGATGCAGCCGAGGTATTGGCGGACGCGGAACGCGGGCTGCAATCGGCGGCTGGTCCGGAAGATGACGATGCTCTGGGAGCAGCTGTGCGAGTTCCTCGCCGAGGACAAGCGCACGGATGACTACCTGTGCGGGATCGTGGCCAAGGCGACGGGGTACCCGTGCAAGTCGAGGTATGGCTGGCAGACGTATCAGGTGATGCCGACCATCGATGCCCTCACCGACCGCCTGGCGTATGCGCGGGGGGATGGGTGATGGGGGAGCTACGCGCAACAGTGCTAGTGGAGTGTCCGTATTGCGGAGGTACCTCGGGGTATTACGACTGCAACGTGACGAGATACGAGCAGCACTACACGTTCGACGGGGCTCCCGCACATGCGTCGGACCCGGACCATGTGCGTGGTGGCCTGCAGAAGTTCTGTTCCGACTGCGGCCGTAGGCTGCGATGCCTGGAACCGGAGAGGGGGTGATGCCTTTGAGCTGAGGTAGCGTTTCCAGGGCTCTGCCGGATAGGTGGAGCCAGGGCGGGGAGGTTGCAGCCTCCCCAACCCCGACCGCGTCACAAGCACTGACACGGCCACCGCGATGGGCGACTCCTAAGATCGGAGTGCGTACTGTAGCCCAGAGCGGTGGCTTGGCTTGTGGCGCGGTCTTTGTTTTGGTTCCGACTCAACAACGAAAGTGAGATATGGATGTCCGTAACGTCCCATCGTCCCAACCACCGCCCCGCCTTGGGTCCCTCTTTGCGGGGATCGGAGGCTTCGACCTCGGCTTCGAGAAGGCCGGGTGGCGGAGTTCCTGGCAGGTCGAGATCGATCCGATCTGCCGCGCTGTCCTTGCCGAGCGATTTCCCGACGCGGAGCGATTCGCAGATGTCCGAGATTGTGGAGCGGCAAACCTGGCGGAAGTCGATTGCATCTGCGCCGGGTTCCCATGCACTGACATCAGCCAGATGGGAGCACTCTCCCACCAGGGTCGACCTGGACTCAGAGGAGAGCGCAGCGGGCTGTTCTACGAGGCAGTCCGGATCGTCGACGAAATACAACCCCGGTGGCTGGTGCTTGAGAATGTCCCGGCCTTGCTCCATTCAAACGATTGCGAAGACCTGCAGGCAGTCGTCGGGACCCTTGCCGACTGCGGGTATGTGGGATACTGGCGAGTGCTTGACTCTCAGTATTTCGGAGTCGCCCAGAAACGCCGTCGCGTGTTCTTCGTCTGCGGCCGTGGAGAATTTCCCCCCATTGACTTCCTGGCTGACGCCGCGCCAGTGGAATCAGTACCTTGCACGCTTGGTCCGCTCGAATTCGCACGGCGCGCGGTATCATCGCCTGCCAATACGCTTGTCGCGGGCGCGGGGATGGGAGCCAGCATCATTGCCATGGGTTGTGAGCTTCTCGTCGCTCACGAGGACGGATGGGATCAGATGGTTGAGCGGTCCCGACTTTCTGAGGTACGGGGGGTTCCCGCCGGATTGGATCCCTACGCGCAGCGTTGCCGAGCTGGTGCTGGAAACGCGGTGGTCCCGGCTGTGGCCGAGTGGATTGGTGGACTACTCCGGGATGCGATGTGAGGTGTAGTCGGTCGCGCTGGTCGGCGCGAGCACCGGAGGGAAACACTTGAGTCCTGCCCGCTTGCGGCACATTACAGAGTCGCCTAAGTGGCGGCCGAATGCTAACGAAAGGGCCAACTCATGATGACGATCGGCCCCGCTTGGAGTGATTCAGGCGGGGCCTTTCCGTGCCTTGCACAACGGCATGCTGGCACCTTGCACAACGGATTCAGAGGCTTTGCACAACGGTTTCTTCCGGCCGGTTTACAAAGAGCTCGGTCGACTTAAGTTGACCTCAGAAGACCTCTGGAGGGCTGGCAAGACCTTGTCTCTCGTTACAACGGGCTGCCACTGCGTGGCAACCACGTCCCACGAAACGGTGGTCGTTGCTGGCGCACCGATGCGGACATGGAGGCGGGACAAGGGAGGAGACGGGGCGCTGCCCCAAGCCCCGCCGGGGAGACTGGTCTGGTACCCTCCCTTCGTCGGGAGTTATTCATAGACTCCGACTCCGACGAGAATGGGCCTCACCTCATCGGAGGAGGAGGCGGAGGCTGTGAATAACTGCGGCGGGCAATATTGGGGGGGCGGAACCATCCTGCCTCCCTTCGCCGAAGACTGGAGAGACGCCCCCAGACGATGTATGACCAGACCTCAACCCAGTAACGCCGGTTAGCCAGCCGGCACAGCCAAAGGAGGTCTGGCCATGATGAAACGTAGATGCTCGAATCGGAAGAAAGGAACGTTGAGTCGGAAGAAAGTGGACCCCTCGCTGCGGCAACGCGTGCGCGACATGCCCGATCCTCTCGACGCCATCAACGCCGTCGCGGAATTGCCGGAGAGCTCCATCCTGCTTCTCAAGGACTTCCAGCACTACCTCGGCCAGGCTGGACAAGTGCCAGACCCCATTCTGGTGCGCGCCACCCGCGATCGTATCCGCGACGCGCGCCGCACCGGCAAGGTGATCGTCCTGACCGGCTGCGCCATCGAACTGCCCCTGGACCTCCGCAAGGAATTCACCGTGCTGGATCTGGATCTCCCGGATCGGGAGACCCTCACGACCATGGCCCAGCGCTTGGCCCAATCCGCCGACATCGAGGTCACCGACGAGCAAGCCGAAGCCGCCGCCGAGGCGGCACGGGGCCTGACCACCGTCGAGGCCGAGGACATCCTGGCGCTGTCTCTCGTGGAGAAGCGTTCGCTCGATCCAGCCATGATCGCGCGGGAGAAGGCGAAGGCCGTCGGCCGGGACGGCATTCTGGAGCTCGTGGAGCCCACCGAGACGGCCGACGACATCGGGGGACTGGATCTCCTCAAGACCTGGCTCGGCAAGCGCCGCAACGCCTTCGGGCGCGAGGCACGCGAGTTCGGCCTTCCCAGCCCCAAGGGTGTTCTCATTCTGGGCATTCCGGGGACGGGCAAGAGCCTGACCGCCAAGGCGGCATCCGCCATCCTGCAACGGCCCATTCTGCGGCTCGACGCCGGCAAGCTCTTTGCCGGGATAGTGGGCGAGAGCGAGGCCAACCTGCGAAGGGCGGTCGGTACGGCGGAAGCCATCTCTCCGTGTGTCATGTGGATCGACGAATTGGGAAAGAGCTTCGGTGGGCACAAGGGCGGCGAAAGCGACGGCGGCACCAGCGCCCGCGTGTTCGGAAGCCTGCTTTCCTGGCTTCAGGAGCGCACCGCGCCCGTGCTCGTCATCGCCACCGCCAACGACGTCAGCCAGCTGCCGCCCGAGCTACTTCGCAAGGGCAGGCTCGACGAGATCTTCTTCGTGGACCTCCCCAACGACGAGGAGCGGGATGCCATCTGGCGCATCCACATCGCACGTCGTGGCCGTAGCTCCGAGAGCTTCGACATTCATGCCTTCGTGCAGTTGAGCGAGGGGTTCACGGGCAGCGAGATCGAGCAGGCCGTCACCGACGCCCTCTACGACTGCTTCGACCAGGGCAAGGAGCTCGACACCGAGTCGATCGTCCGCGCCATCGACGGCACCGTGCCACTCTCGATCACCATGGCCGAACAGATCAGGAAGCTCCGACAGTGGGCCGGCAACCGGGCGAGGCGCGCCTCGTCGAGCAACGGCGCCGACGGCACCCGCCGCATCGCCGCAAAGATGCGGACGGCAGCGGCGCCATTCGTGGCAACTCCGGAGTCGGGATCGGGCAATCGGAAAGAAAGGGACTGATGGAAAATCCACTCATGCGAAGGACGAACTTCGGATACTGGCTCCTGCTCGTCGCCGCCATGGCGGCAGTCGGGATGATCGCATACCTCAAATGGCTGAAGAACCCGGTTCTCCCGGGGCAGGAGGGCACGCCTGCCGGGATGGACATCTCCGCCCTGGTCCGGGTGCATGCCGACCAGGCGAACCGTCGCGACCGGAATGCCCTTTCGGCATTCGAAATGGATGCCGACCGAATCCTGTCGGAGCACAGGCGGAAACTGGCGCAGGTCGCCGACCTGGCCGCGAAGAAGGCGTCGGCCTACGCGTCCTGCTGCAAGCTCGTGGGCTGTCTGGCGTGGGACAAGGTCAGGGGACGGAACACGTCGGAAGCCTGTCTGGAAGGCAAGCTCGAGCCGTTCGTGGAGCCTGCCGTCCGGGACATGTCCCGGGAGATGGAGGCGGCCGTGGCGAGGCTGGAGCGCGACCTTTGCGCCAGCAACGTGCGGATGGCCGGGGATCTGGCCGCAGTGGCCCCGAAGGACTACGGACGCGACCTCGTCGCCGAAGTCGGGACGAGCGGACGAGCCGACGCACGAACGGCGCTGTGCAATCTCGGGCTCGACGCGACGGGCGTGGGTATTTCTCTGGGTTTCGACGCGTTCGCGCTGTGCAAGTCACAGGTGGCGCGCGGTCTCTGGAGACGAATGGCGGCGATCGCGGCCCGCATGTTCGCCAGGGGAGCGGCAACGACGGCCGCATCGCTGACGGTCGCGGCCGCCGACGGCCCCCTGCCCATCGGCGACGTTCTGGCGGTCGGCGGCATGGCATGGACCGCGTACGACATCCATGCGTCGCGGAAGCGGTTCAGAAAGGAGATGGCCATGTCCCTGCGCGACCTCGTCGGCGAGACGGCCAACGACGTGCATGGGCAGGCCGTCGCGCAGGCGGCCGCAATGACGAAGCGATACCAGGAGTTCCAGGACGCGATGGGATCGCGGACCCTGGGCAGGACGACCCGAAGGAGGAACTGATATGAGCAGGCTCAAGGTATTGGTACAGATCCTGTTCGCCTCTTCCATGCTCTTCGCGTGGGAGGCGAATGCGGGCGCGGGAGGCAAGATTGCCGGCGAGATCGCCGAGGAGGTGGTCGAGCGCGCGGCGAGGCGGAGCGGCAGGGCGGTCGTCGGGCAGGCAACCCGGCAGGCGGCGAACGAGACGCTCGAGCGCCTTGCCAGGACCTACGGCGACGACGTACTGAAAGTGGCCGCAAAGGCATCGCCCCAGGCGCGGCGCGCGTTCGCGCGCAACATCCCCGAGCTGTTGTCCCTGGTGCGTCGGGTAGGTCCGGAGGCGCTCGAACTGGAGGCGAAGAGTCCCGGGCTGGCCGTCCGGGTGTTCGGGACCTTCGGCGACGATGCCGGCAGGGCACTCGCGAAGAGCGTCCCGGCCGAGGACATCCCGCGTCTTCTCGGGTACGCCGAGAGAGCGGACTCGCCAGCCGCGCGGAAGGCGTTGGTCGAAGCCTACGGCAGGGAGGGGAAGACGCTCTTCGAGAGGATCCCTCCGAAGCTCGTCCTCGCGTCGGGGCTCTCCGCCTCGATGCTCTACGGGACCCATGCGCTGACCGGGCCGGTCCGCGCAGCCGCGGAGGCTATCGAAGACAGTCCCGAAGTCGCCGACACGGCAGTGCGGCAGTTCGCGGCATGGGGCGGGGGCGTGTTTGTTGCCGTGGTGTTTGTGCTCCTCTGGCGGTTTCGGCTGATGCCGTGGCATTGCCACCGTTCTCGGAAGGCGGCAAGGCCGCCCAGCGACGTGACTCCGGGAAGCCATGAAAACGGTCGGCGCATCGCGGGATAG